ATATCTCCAACAGATAATCCGTGTCCAGACTTTGTAATTGTACATGTTGGTGATGCATTTGTAGTTGCAATAGTTGCACTTGTTAAAGTTGTTTTTAATGGTGTGATGTCATACAATTTACCTTCAAAGTATAACAATAAAAACTTATCTGTTCCAATAGCTACATATCTATTACCAGCAATATCAACAAAAGCATGTTGTGCTCTTGCTACACCTACTATTGTATCTGTTACAAGAGAAGACCAACCACCTACTTTTTCAGGTAATCCATATCTAAATCTTACATTCTCACCATTAACCCATCTACCTTCTGCACCAGTTTCGGTTAATTGTTTATCAAATCCAGGTATTAATTGTACTTTTGCTAGAGTCATAGCAGTAGTATATTATAAAAGATTACTTTTTGAAACCCTTGTACCATGCAGGTAAACCTATAAAAGGTCTTTTATCGTATTCATTTTCTTTAGAATTTTTAGAACCTTTTTTATTATAATGTAAAAAAACCTGACCACAGTCTTTTCCTTGAAATTCTTCTCTCCAATGTTCTAGATCACAACCTGAATAAATTAACATATCTCCTGGATTTAAGGTTATCTCAATACCTGCTTGACCTGTTTTACCTGTGGGATCTACAAATATAGGCCAATCATCACCTCCTAAATTTAAAGTGGTTGAAATTTCACAAGAATATCTATCTTTATGCCTGGCTAACACATCCCCCTTTTTATAAATTCTAGCGTAAGAATATGTTTCAGATAATTTCAAACCTGTGTGTTTTTCCATAACCGGTTTAACATTTTGTAATAAAGTTTCCATAACAATATCTGCATAATGTGAATATGTATTAGGTACTTGAGAATCGTTCCACACACCAAAATATTCTGTAAATGGTGATATGTACTTTTGATCAAATAAAAATCTAGCGACGTTTCTTTTATTTAAAAAATATTTGTAAACGAATTCTGCTAATTCTTTTGTTATTGCATTTTTTAAAACACTATATTTATTTTTTTTAAACGACATTTAATACTCCTTTCGGTATTGCTTGGCAGTTCCAATGTATAAATCTAAATGGTTTATAACCCATATCTACAATGTACTGATGAGGCAAATAGGATGGAAAGAATATCATTCTACCTGGTTTAACTTTATAGCTAATTTGTGAGCTTGCGTAAGTTACTTTTGTTTTATCTATTTCTGGTAAAAGATTCATAACATTACCAGGTCTTGGATCTTCAAACATTGGCAAAGACGTAGATTCATCTGCTTTTAAAAAATAAAAACCAGAAATGTGTCCATTCCAATGTGTATGTAAAGTGTGATGTCCGCCACCTTTTTTAGCAAATTCTTGAACCCACATCTCTGTAATAAATACTTGATAATTTGTTAAATCAAAGCCCATTTCATTCAATAAATTATGTGCTGTTGCGCCAATGTAATTTGTTAATTTTTTAAATTTAGTATCACCAATTAAAGAAGTTGAGTGAAACACATGGCCCATATCTCCTTTATTACCAAATTTTTTATTTCTTTTATCTATATCTTTTTTTAAATTTTTTTTAGACGCTTCAATATATTTGTCTGATGCTTTGTTTAAACTATCTACAAACTTAGGTTCATCTGCAAACCATATCGGACATTTAAAATATTCTTCTCTAATTAATTGTTTTGGAAAACTCATTTAAAAATAATTAAAATTAATATTTATTCTTCTTTGTTGATCTGTACAAGTGCTACTAGAGTGCTCCGTACTAGGATTAAAAAATACAACTCTATTTGCTTTTGGTTTAACTTTTTCTTTTCCAAAAAAAGTTTCCCCGTTATTATTATTTATATATAGAATACACCCTTTATGCTTGTAGGGATAATCTCTATGTGGTTTATGAACAACTTTGTTTTTTGTTTGTAAATATAAATTTGCTTTTATTCTCAATAAACTCTTATATTCTATTTTTTCTAAAAAATTATTAAAAAGTTTAAACCATTCACTTATCGTACAAGGTTGTTTAAAAAGATTATGTATGAAATAAAATTTATTTATGCCGTCATTTGTATTAGTAATATAGTCACTAAAAAACCATGGAAAGTTATTTCCCATAATATTTTTTCTTATTTTTTCAAACTCTATATCGTTTAAAAAATTATCCTTTACTTGAATGGCCATCCTAAATTCCATATAACTAAACTATATCTCGATCCTTTCTTAACTGGGCACACTCTATGCCAAACATGTGATGGAAACACAACTAAAGATCCTTTTGGTAATATTTCTACACATTTTTTAATACTTGGTTTTTTGTCTGGATCTAAATTTCTAAAGTCAAATTCTAATTCACCACCTTTATACTCTTTTGGATCTGATAAAGAGGCAGTTACAGATAATTTTCTTATTTTACCATGTGTTGGGTCATTAGGTTGTCTCACATAAGGTTTATGCCAACTATCACAATGCCAATCATAATATTGACCTTTAATATATTTTGTAAATTGACAAGACTCAGAAAAATCCCATTGAAAATTCCAACCAGCATTAGCATTTGCTGAGTGAACATAAGGTTGTATTTCCTTATAAATCCATCGATCATTCATCCAAACAATATTAGAATCTCTTTTCTTTTTTAAATCTTTTACTTGTGATTGATTTAATTTTTTATGTCCGTATCCACCTGTGACAGCCATTTGATCAGAAATAGATTTACCATACTTAACTATCTCATCACAAATTCTTTCAGGTATAGCGGATTTAAAATACCAATAATAGTTTTCTAAATTCATACTTATTTTAATTTAGGTCCTTTTATCCATGTTGACAAGCTTATTCTCTCCCCTTTTGTGACAGGTGTTACTTTATGTAAAAACCAAGATGGAAAAACTAATAAATTACCTGGTGTCTTTATACAGTCTACTGTTTCTTCTTGTCCAAAAGGGTTTATATAAAAATCCCCTCCCTCATATTTATCTAGAGATAAATTTAAAATAGCTGTTAATTTAATGTCAGAAGCGTGATGACCATACGTACCGTCTGTATGATATTGATATTCAGCTTTATCTTTTGAATTATATTTATTATAATTTATATAATTTTGTTTTTCTGTAGAATAATCATACAAATCAAAACCAAAATTATCTTTATTAGATTCATATATAGACTTAAAAAATTTATCTAATTCTTGTATAGGGTTAGGATTAATAATTAAAACTTTTGCTGTCTTAGTTGCACTAGACGCATTGTCCTCTTTATTAACAATATTATCTTTAATTTTTTTGTTTAATTTCTTTATTTCGTTTAATGTAAATAAATTTTTAAACCACCAATAAATATATTTATTACTCATCTCTGTATGAAATGAATATATTTTTTATTACGTGATTGTCAATGTTCCAGAAACTGTGAATGTAGCTATTTTATCTCCACCAGGGTGAGTTGCTGTTGCATTTGTACCAGGTGTTACTGCTAGTGAAAACGCAGATGGTGTTCTAATTACAACGGCTCCAGATCCTCCAGACCCACCTTGAGCACTTCCGTAATTTTGACCAGCTCCACCACCACCACCGCCAGTGTTAGTTGTTCCTGAAGTAGCTGTTCCACATCTACCTCCAGCTCCACCACCACCAGTTCCACCTGGTTGTCCTGGATTATTTTGTTGGTTTCCACCACCACCGCCACCACCAGAGAATGCAGTTATTGAAAAAGGTGTTCCACATGCATTAATTGTATTAGGCGCTCCAGCTCCACCTGCTCCTGCAGAAGTTCCTGGTGCGGGATTACCAGTAGCAGTAGCTCCACCACCTCCAGCACCTCCAGAGGATGCTGTTGAACTTCCACCTGAACTTCCTTGAGGAGGACTAAATGGAGGTGTGTTACCAGATCCACCTGATTTACATCTTGAACCTGCGCCACCACCAGACCCTCCTGGTCGTCCGTCAGCTTCTTGACCTCCAGATCCACCACCACCTGTTGCCGTAATCATATCATCTCCCTCTGTTCCACCTGGATTAAATACTGATGCAGTTCCGTCATCACCAATTCCGTTAGGAGGACTTCCCCCTGGTTTTCCTGCTCCACCACCACCTACTGTTATGTTAAAAACATTTGATTCTACAGACATATTAAGTG